GGAACATTCACAATATCCTTGCCACTACCCCTTCCCACACACGCGCCCTGCCACCAAGTCGATAGGTACTCAGCTACTACGCGCTCTGTGCGGAAACCTCTGTGCTTCCTTGCTTGACTAGCCATTCATAGATCCCAATAGGTAGCCCAGCCATACTGAACAGATAACTATTACAACTATTGCAGCTGTAATTAGATTATCCATTGACTGTCTTACACTTCCTGCATTGCCATGTACCGACAATAGGCTGATTGTCCTTGAACTTAATCTCAGCAACAATGTCGTGAGCTTCTGTTGGCTCATTGCATAACTGGCAGTTGATCGTGTCAAACATTGGAACATCTTCAATGTTAGTCCACTCACCAGTTGTTTCGTTGAAGTATTCTAAGTGACCCATTAGCCTCTCGCCTTCTGTGGTTGCCATTTACCATCGCTACCTATGACATACCAGATAGCAGGGCATTTGCCCTCAAAGCCTGCATGACCTAGTGCTGTGCATTGGTAAGCAGCCCAGTCCTTGCCAGTCTTTGCACTGTGACCAGTTTTCCATACCATGTGTCCATGCTTGCAAGTTGGTGCTTCTTGTGCTTCACCTGTCCCGATGATCGCAGCTACAGTCTCCATAGAATTCTCTAAAGTCTGTGGTGCATCGACTACCTTCATGTATTCATTGACTGGAGTAGTCCAATAGTCTTGCTGATCTGGTACGACATCTTGTACCGCTGGCTTTACTACTTTTGTAGCAACCACCTTTGTCATTTCTTCTCGACTAGGGCGTTTTCCCTTAGCCGCATAACCTGCATTTGCAAGAGCTCTGCCGATAGCCGAAGTCTCACAATTCTCCAGTGCTGAAGTCGAATTAACGCCTCGATCAGTAATCTTTTCTTCAGCGTATCCTGTTGTCCATGCAACGCTATCGCTCGCAGTCTTAAATAGATAAGCCTTGACAATGTATCTATCTTTCTCGCAAAGCTCCATCTCAGTTGAAATGCGGAAATCTGCATAGTCCTTAATAAACTTCTCAAGTCTCACCTCTACTGTTTCATAATCGGCTAAGTTAAACATATAGGTCGTTCTCCTCTGTTGCTAGTTGCCCACCTAGACCAGCGTAGGATGCCATGTCGATCCAGTTGTCAATGTGCTGGGCTGACTGATTAGTTCTTGCAAGTTTAACCAAGACCATGATCCCTGCCACTTGATAGTCGTGTATCGGTGTTTGTAGGTATGCACTGAGGAGCATTGCTGTGTGCTGCAAGTTATCCGCAGGGTGACCATATGATAAGCCACGATCACGGATCGCGTCGGTGGCTGATAGTAAGATTTCATTGGCTTTCATTCTTCCCAGAATTCCTGTCGGCTTAGTGCCCGACCTCTGTGCCAGCCTTCTCGAAGACCGCGTTCATGCCCTGTTCTATAAGCATCTATTGCTATCAGTGTCATAGAGAATATTAACCCTATAAAACAGATAAGCAATGCTTTTTCTATATTTGTCATTGTGTACCTATCTGTAGCCAGTGCCCTTGACTGGCTTACGATATTAGTGTGACATACCGACAAGCACTAGCTGCGTTGATTTGTATAACAAAACGATAACAATTCTCCAGCATCCACTGCATCATCTAGCGTGGTGCGGATGTCAGGCGTAAAGTCGTCCATAAAGGGTAAATGACCCATCCTTGTTTATAGGCACAAGCATTGGGCTAACACGATCTCCATGCGTTTCTATGACTGCCACGCTCATTTGCCAATTAGCACTCCCAGCCTTCAAATAAGAGGCTTTGCGCTTGTCCATGACATTCCCAGCCTCTAAGCCCCACAAAGTCCTGTATGAGGCTCCTATGCCCTCTGTAAAGGCACTAATGCCTGCTCTGTGGGTGTGTCCGCAAACTACAGACTTGCCAAACTTACGCGCTAGACCAAGAGCTGTAAGTCCAGCATTGGTGTTCATAGATCCTTCATCACCATGTACTAAGACCCAGCCTTTGTGGAACTCAAATGGCTTTTTATGGAATCGGATGCCGAGTCCTGCAAAGTCCATAAACTTGGAGTATTCAAGTTCTGGGAGTCCAATGAGGCTAGGAGCGCGTAATAGCGTGTGGTAGAGCCTGTCTGTGTGATTACTTCGAGTGACATCTGTTGTGCCAAGTTCATAGAGAATATCCTGAGCAAGGCTTCTGTCAGCATCGAGCGTTCCTTCCCATTCTAATTTAGTGCCCTGTGCCCACTTGCTTTGAGACTGCATATCTAGCTCATCGCCTGTGTTTAATACGAGGTCAAACTTCTCACGCTTTACTAACTTGATTAGATTCTTAACGGCTTGCTCATGGTGATAGGGAATCTGTAGATCCGATATGACCAGATAGCGTTTTTTAATCATCGTCCTCATCTTCGTAATCGCCGAACTTCTCTGGTTCGACTGGATTAGGCAAGATCCAACGCGGGTAAGCCATTGGTTCTATGATGATTGCTAGGGATAATTCAACGTCAAAACCTGCTCTGCGTAGTGCTCTATACATTTCTTGTAGGCTAATAGCCCAGGCATCTAACGCTGTGTAGGTATCTAAATCAATAACCTTTTTTCTTGCCATAGCAAAATTATCGCTCTAAGAGGATTAAAAGGATTTCATCGACACGACTATTTAGTCGTTTAATTTCAGCAAGTAAGTGATTGATAACAAAGCCACCGAGAGTGCCAATGATGCCAAGACTTGCTAAGTAGAGAGTAAAGAAGTCTGACTGTGTCACTTTTTAGGGCTCGCGTAGCCAAATACTCCAGCCACAACTGCGCCTAGAATCTGTCGATAGTCTAAAGAGAAGTTAGATGTCGTTCCCCATACTGCTAGGAACGCTCCGACTGCGATTACTACTGGATGCTTTATGTTCATTATTCTCCGCCTAACATAGGTACTTGAAAAAAAGCCCCATCATCGTCAGCTTCTTTCGCAAACGAGATGTGACAGTGGTGTGTGTGTTTATTAGCCCCTGTGTACTCTCGCCATGCCCAACGCTTTTTGCTTGAGGCAATACGACCATCAAAGATAATGTAGGTAATTCTGCGTTCTTTTTTAGACTTGCATAAGAGACGAATCTGATCTGCAATATCTGGCATGAGATCTGGCTTGGACTTACCACTGACATTACGATCAACATCGATGGCACGAACCCAGCCATTAACATCGGGATTATGATCGCTAGGGCGAGCTGCGTGTCGGGTATCACCGATCCAGCCATCCGATGTGCGGTCACGATCTGGGAATGTGTCATCAAACTGCTCTCGTAACTGAATTGCAGCTTTACTTAGTTGGTGCTTCACAGTCCAAGCGCAGCCTTTAAGTCATCGACTGACAAGCCGACGCTTGCTAATTTATCAGCAACACTAGGCTCGATAGATTGTGCTACATGAGCAGCAATTGCTGTTTCTAATTGTGCTTCTGTTACATCCGAGTTTTGTGATGGCAGAATTAGTTTTTTGCTTGGATTATTAAGATCAGCAATTAAACCTTTGCCGCCTAATTCCTGATCTAGTTGAGAAAGATTTATTTCTTTGTTTGTAATTGCCATGTTATGACCCCAAATCTACTACTGAAATAATGCGATTAGTAAAGGCTAAAGTATCGCCATTTGTTCGATAGCGGGTTGAGAATGTATTGCTACCTGCCGTCAATCCAGTAACTAGGAAAGTACCGTTTTGGACAGGTTGATAATTAACACTTGATCCAAAAAACTGATAACCGATTGCGTATTGGTCACTTGCTGCAACAGTTGATGCGCCAGAAACGGCAAAGCCCATGTATTGACTCGTGTTTGTTGTAGCTCCGTTACCGAAGCGAGAACCTATGCTCACCAATGCTTTTGTGCCTGTCGTGACTGTTACGGCTAAGGCTGTTGTCAAAGCGACATAACTTGTTGAAGATGTTGACTCTGCTGTTGCCACAGTCGCTGAGGACGTATTAAAAGATGCAGCACCACCAGCTTGCACAGTATCAAAGAATAAAGCCGCACTTGTTGTATTAAAGTACAGTTGCCCGCCCTCATACTGGCTGAGTGCTAATGATCCAGCAGTGTTTACTGTTGCTGTACCTGCCGTTACTGTGCAGACTCCAGCACCGATATTCTGTATTTGTACAGTATCACCAGCTGCAAAGAGTGCTGTATTGACTGTGATGGTTGTAGCACTGGCACTGTTCATTTGTACGACTGTGCCAGCATCGGCTGCTACTAAGGTATAACTGGCAGTCTTTGCTGTAGTCGAACCTCCGCCCATAGCAGTCTGCTGTAGGCTGGTCATTTGTGCAGCACTGAGCACTTGACCAGTTGTGAAGGTCTGTTTAGCCATTGTCTTTTATCTCCTTAGTAACTTAAAACGCTAGTGTCTAGAATACCGTATAATGCCGAATCCAAGATGAACCCATCGATAATTGGCTCAGCTGTGCCTAACCTAGTTTTCCAAGAGTTAGGCGTAATCGAGTGAGATATGTTAAATACCTGCACTGTCTTGGATAAGGTCGTGTTGTTAGGCTGGGTCGTAGTTACGCTGATTGGACTAAAAAAGTCTAGCGATAGACCAGCAATAGTGCCAGCAGTGTAATTATCCTGCTGTAAATCCAAAGTAAGTTCATCAACTCGGCTAGATGTGTCCTTGCGCGATGCAATAAAGGCTTGAGCATAATCAAGGGCTACTGGATCGGTTTCCATAAGAAGTCCAGATTGGTTATAACTGTGTGTAAAGTATGTGGCAATAGAGGCTGCATCTGAGACTGTCTGGACTGCGCCCCCTGTGCGAGTGACTGTAGCAAGGTTATAGACCTGCGTATCGTCAAAGACCCATTTAACATCAAAGTAGCCAATAGCTGTCCCATTATCGTTAAACACTACTGGAGTGCCTGCAACGGATGAAACAGTTAGGTTTCTGTCTTGAAAGGTTAGACGGCCTGAATGATCCATGTAGATTGCGCCATACTCAGTAGTAGCAACAGTCTGCAAGGCTTGTAGGGCTGTGCGCTGTGTTGCTGGATCTGCCTGAACTGTAGTTAGTCCTGTGTCAATGTCTCGCAGGGTAGCAGGCCAGCCGATAGTGTCTAGGATCTTGCCTATGCGAACGCCTGTAGTCTCTCCTGCAACAGCACCAGTAACTCCAAAGAATTGGGCATTCTGGAATAAACGGAAACCATCTACAGCTGTGATAGTTGTGTACACAATATCGCCATTAAACTTAGGCGTAGAAGTGTTATAGCCTGTTATGTAGCCTGCAAAGATTGGGTAAGTTACTGAATCGTAGGTTGCAGTAATAGTCATTTTGCGCATTGGGTTTAAGTAAGTAAAGTAAGGCGATGCTGAATTCTGTGGGTTGAAGTCACCATTCTGATCTAGCAAACGTATTGAAGCTGTGCCTGTCTGAAATTGCTCAGAAGATATATTGCGTCCTCGATTAGTATTAACACTGTCCAAAAGGTTAGATACATCTACCACAAGGGCAGAGGCTGAGTCTGAAAGAACGTCGCCACCATCTAGGCTTGAAGTATCTAGAACAAACGGATAACCAAAACTTGCTCCTGTAGAGAAGTCAATGATTACGTTAATAACTGGTCTGGTCATAATGCCCCAGCAGTAGTAAGCAAGTCACCGCGCTTATTTAGGCTAATAACTGCACTCTGGATCATTGTCGTTAATTCTTCTGGATTGGCAATAGTGCCAGCATTGACTACTACTGTGACTCCACCATTCTTTTGCGCTCCTGGGAAACCGCTAGAAGCGTAGTTGCCTGCTGAAGTTGAATAACCGCCACCGCTCACAGGAGCAAAGCTGCCTGCTGCAAGTGATTCAAGAAGGGTAGGAGTAGCAGCTCCTGTACCTGTCCCAGACATTGCTGCTGTAGTAGTACCACCACCACCACCAATAAACTTTAATTTAGCAATAGCAGCATCTAAATTGGCTAGATTGATTAGATCCTTAGGAAGGATTGAGTCAAGGATAGATTTGATATCTCTAAGTTTTAGATCCTGATTATTAAGTGTTCCTAGAATCTTCAAGTCTGCGTTAAGTTTATTAGTTGCAGCAGTAATAGCTGCGACATCCTTTGAGGCAATGGCTTCATCCAGAGCAAGAATAGATTGCTTTACTTCTAGGCGAGCAAGGTCATTAGTAACTTGTAGAAGTTGTGCTTGGCTAGTTACCTTGCCCAGTTGCTCAGCCGCACTTTTCTCAGCTGCAGCTAGTTGAATCTTCTCAATGTCAAAGACATTAGAACCTTTGTTAAG